ATAGACAAGGTTTCTTTTGCCTTAGCATTCATCGCCATTGTTACTTGTATTGTCCATAACGCCGTAAGCGTCTCCTTGGCTTTTGCATTCATTGCAAGAGAAATCTTTCGAGTTCGCAGCATAGACAAGGTTTCTTTTGCCTTTGCGTTCATCGCGGCGGATATAGTCCGCGTTCTTGCTATTGTCAAAGTCCCCTTGGCTTTGGCATTCATTGCAGGAGTAGCACCGGTAACTGTAACCGTACCCCCGTTAAAATTAAACGCATTGGCATTATATGGATTCGCACCGGATGGTATCGGGTAAGTAGTCGGAGTAACGACGCCGCAATTGATAGTTCCTAATGTTTGTCCATTTACATTAGTAGTATATCCTATTGATGGATATATTGTAAGGCCAGCTCCAATAGAAACCGCGGTTCCTTGTGCTACACCATTTACATAGAATTGTATGGTTCCTGCCGTAGCATTATATAGTATACCAACGGTGTTTCCAGAAACTACCGAAGCTAATCCGCTTTGCAAAACACTACCATTATGTTGTATTACTCCGGGTGCTATATACCCCCAACTGTAACCATCCCCACCAGGATAGATATTAAGATTTGTTCCTATTTCAGAAACACCGAATGTGGTATAATTGCAACCTACTAATATTTCATGGTAAAAACTTCCTGACGATACCCCGGCAGTAAATAATACCTGCGCCTGCGCAGTTGATGTGGCGTTCGTCGCAGCCGTAAGATTTCCATTAGAAAGGGTGATTGATGTTGCACATTCAGAAGGGTTTAACGTCACCCCCGCCTTAATATTGAATGATTCACATACTACATTACCTGACCATATCCCAGGAACATTGCCCGGTGCGTTTAAAACAATATTTCCAAGGATAACCGCAGTATTTAGTATTTCAACTTGCTGTGCATTGGTTATATTCCACGTTTCGGAACCAGATGTTATAATGTTGTTTGTAGATACTGCTATTTCAATTAATCCCGTACCATTCATATTAAAAACTGCGGTTCCTAAATTATAATATGCGGTATTTAAAGAATTTACTATTTCAAACCCTGTACTGCAATTAATTGTCGCCGTTTGAAAATTCAAATAAAGTAAGGCGCTTCCTGATGACCCATTTGAATTAGTTGTAAATGCGCCGCATGTTATCGTATAGCTACCAAGATTAACCGTACACGTCCCGGTAGTGCTTACGCTTTGAACGTTAAAGGTTGATGTTCCGACGTTAATATTTCCGGTTATATTTATCGTTGTTGTCTCGTTACTTGTAGAACCTATGTTAAATGCTCCACTCCCTGTATACGTTAACACGGGACAGGAGCACGTCGTTCCGGTCGCTGGCTGAATTATTATGTTGCCGGTGCCCGCAAAACCGCCGCCGCTTGTAAAAGAATATGCCGACGAAGTATTATTAGGCTCAAGGTAAAGAGCGCCGGTTCCATCATAATAAAATGTTACGCTGTTTGGAATAGTTAGAACCGGGCCTGCACCAACCAAGTACATTATACCGCCACAATGTATGGTACATGATGCCGATGTTCCTAAGCAAGAAATTCCAGTATAAGTAACTCCTCCTGTTCTATTATCTGTTAATGTTGCCGACCCGCTGGTGCTTGCTTGCCCTAATGTAATTAATGCCGACGAAGTAGTCAGGGTGGCCCCAGATGCAATAGTGAATGCGCCGCTTTGGATAGTTATTCCAGAACCAAGACTCGAAGATGATGAACCGCCAGTCCACGTTCCCGCAGTACCCGCATACCCTGTTAATGTTAAGGTATAGGTTGCCATAGATACTTCGTAGGTAACGCCTGGTGCGACGGTAATAGTCGTGCATGTTATATTATTTGTCGCAATAGCCGCCGCGAGACCAGAAGTATTAGGGAACACTAATTGTGCCGTTGCGAAAGTCCCTAAACCCCCGCCAGCGTAATTCGAGGCAAGGTTCATATTCGTACTGCTTGTACTTTGCCAAGTCCATGTATAGGGAGAAGTAAACGTAGTATTTGACAATGGTTGATCCGGCAAAGACGTATACAGCATCGGACCGACAACGAGCACCGGGGAAGAATACGACGTTTCATTCTGCGTTCCTAATTGCCCGTATCCATTCCAGCCCCACATCCATATCTGGTTATTGGCTTTCAGGCCCATCATAACATTGCGCATTGCATTAACTTGTACAAACGAATGCGCTCCTACCACCGCGACGGGTGACGATGAGGCGGTCATGGTCTGATTGCCTAAATTACCATTCGGGTTATCGCCCCATGTCCATACTTGCCCGGTAGAGCCAACTAACCCGGCTGCGTTCTCGTACCCTGCGGATATTTGCGTAAAGTTAAATCCACCTACCACGAGAACCGGGGAAGACGCGCTTAAATGAGCGTGATCCCCGAGTTCACCATAAGGCCCGTAACCCCACGCCCATACTTGACCGTTCGCTTTAAGCCCGTATGTTATTTGGTAAGCGGCTGCTATTTGTATAAAGGCGTGGTTGCCAACCACCGCAACAGGCGAGGAATAGCTGGTAGTGCTGTATGTTCCTAATTGACCGTAGTTATTGTTTCCCCAGCACCATGCTTGCCCGTTTGTATCAAGTCCAACGGCGTGTTCAGCACCTGCCGTGAGACTGTTGCCAAACCCGGCGGCAATCTGTGTAAAGCCGAAATTACCCACCACCATAACCGGCGATGAGATGGAGGCCATTGATTTATTTTGGCCTAATTGGCCATAAGTATTTAATCCCCACGTCCACGCAGTTCCGTTGATATCGAGACCGATAACAAAAGTTTCTCCTGATTTCACATCAACGAAATTTAAGCCGCCGACAACCAAAACAGGAGAACTTTTAGACGCAGAATAAGAGCCGTTTCCCAATTCTCCGTAAGTACCAATACCCCACGCCCAAACTTGGCCATTACTCTTCAGGCCGAGTGTCCGAGCACCGGTATTTTCATACCCGCCTATTGCCAGTTTTGTAAAGGCATGGGACCCGGCAACGAGAATAGGTGAGGAGTAACTCGTTACCGTCTGGTTGCCAAGGTTGCCGGTTGTATTGGCTCCCCACATCCACGGAGTATTGGTTACTAATGCACCGCTATGGTAGGAATTGCTCATTTAGAATTTTACCTGCAATATTTTATCGTTAATTGTTTTAACCACATCTTTCGCCGGAAGTAAATATTCTTCCCACGGTTTTACCGTAAATTCAGCCGAGCTTGAGCCTATAGTCGCCGGATGTGCAACAAAATCATCAGCTACCAGGCTCTTATATAACGCCAATGATTTATAATGCACCCCGCCCTTACGGTAAGGGAAAACATGATCTGGGTGCTTACACGTAGGAATAAGCACAATCCAATTGTCGAAAGCCCCGGCTATATGCACCGGCGCTGAGTCGTTGGATATTAAAACCCGTGCCTTGGAAAGCAACGCGATAAGCTCTCCGAGTTCCAATATATTCCGCAGGTCGATAGCGTTTTCGGGGCAATTTACTTTTACTGTTCCCCGTGTCTCATCGTCTTTCCCTATAATGCATACCTTATGCCTTCTTGCGAGTTTGTCGATTATCTCTTGCCAGTATTCGACAGGCAGCGTTTTTGATTGCCAATGCTTCCCCGGATGGATAACGACAAGTTTTCCCAAATCGGTTTTTACCATGCTTTTAACCGTTGCCAATTCCTCTTCAGATACCGAAAGGTGAAACTCCCTATCCCGCATCGGAAGCGTCCGTTTAAGCATGGAAATTGAGCAATAATCGACCGTATGGCAGAGTAAATTAGATACGATCATCCACGTAATAGTATCCGGCGCTGGAAGAGAATTTGTCAAGTAATACGGGGTATCCGGCGCTGACTGGAATTTACCTTGCATGAAAACCGGCAAACCGACATCTTTGAACAGGCGCGGGAAATGGGTAGAAATGGTAATATCCTCTTTCGGATATACGAATTTTTTCATAAACTCAATGGCAGGGAGAGCGCATAATTGATCTCCCATACCGCCCGTTACGCTGATATGGATATGCCGCTGGTATATTCTAACCTTTTCCTTTTTCCATTTTTGCACGTCTTTTTTTATTACAGTGTCAACTAACAGAGAAGGTTCAAGCGGACACCCGGCATAATGTATTATAAACGATGCGTGACGATCTTCGCCTGTGTAGGCATCCATACATGTCATGCGATTGAACCGGTATTCCAAATCGAACATTTCAATTTTCTGTTCGGCAATTCGCATGTTTAAATACGTTTGCTCATAGAAAGAATAATATTCCAGTTCAGGTTTTTTGAAGAGATGTTTATGCCTCTTGGAAATGACCATAACCCCGGTATTATAATACTTGCCATTCCAGCCCGGAAGAGTCACACCATAGGCTTTGCAAGTATCAATAATCAATTCCTTGGATCGGTCGGTAAATGGCGCTTCGTCAAAAGCTCCTAATTTGTCTTCCGGCACGAAGCCGAATAAATCCGGGCAATCCTCACGAATTATTAAATCTGTATCGAGGAAAAGAATCCGGTCGTAAGTATTTAACAGATCGAATACCTGAAATTTTTCCCAGTGAATCGACGTGGTGGATATTTTCTTTTCAGATATACAAAGAAAGTCCGCGCCTATCTTTTTTGCGTATGCCTTTATGGTGGGATGTGTGACCTTTGCAATCTTCTGGTAGGCTTCGCCTTGGCATATCGTAAATACAAGTGTTTTCACCGCCCGGCCTTTCGTTTTGTCTCACGGTTTCCGATATGGAGATTCCGCCACGTCGTCCGCTTACGGCCCTCCTGCTTGATACGCTCCCGGTAAGCCTCGAAAGACTCACCGGGTTTACGTGCGTCACTCATGCTTAGTTAGCAACAGTAGAATCTTGCTCAGTTATGGACAGCGCGTTTGCGGCGATCTGGATTGTTTCACCGGCAAGATACGACCCTTGCTGCGCTGAAGAAAAAGCTCCAGCTGCAAGGTTGTCAGCCGCCCCGATTGTCGAAGACCAGCACAACGCCCAGCCAACGATGGAAGTCAATCCGCCGGTCGGAACGGTAATTGATATTGCGTTAGTATTCGTGGCCTTTGCCGGATTACCGGCTGAACCCGCCGTATAGGTCCAGTTAGCATCGCCGAGAGAAATTGCCGTTCGTACATAGTTGGCATCGACCGCCCCGCCTCCGGTATCGCCGTCTTCGGTAAGATTCGAGGAAGACGATGCAACCGTAGCAATGAGCGCCTCCGTCGATGTAGGATCAACCGCTGACCCCACCCCGGCATTCTGGATTTTGGAAAGCAGCGCGATATACAAATTCGACGGCTTTGCCAGAGTTCCTACCAACAGTTTGATTTTTTGAGACTGGCCATAAATTGATTCTACACCCATACTATACCGCCTTTCTTAATGTGTGAATTAATATACTTGACTTAATGTTATTTTAGCTCTCCATCTTGGGAGACCGTTCACGAAATTGCTCATACCCATATCCTCGAAATACGTCATATTTACGGTAGATGTAGCCTCCATTCGGCCCCAAGGAGCCGCAACGCCGATAATTGACGGAGTAGTAAAGGCTGCGCCCCGATTCGTCGCAACAAAACGCCTTAAAGCTATCATCTCATTCGGGTCAAAAGTATAGACACCGGTAAATGACCCATCGTCTGCGGCGTGATCCTGATAGTATTCCGTGGTATCATAGGCTGCGAGTTTATTTATTGTATAATTGGCATCGGCATCATAGCCGACATCCAAGAATCGCAAAGTAGGAAGGACTCCGGTTACTCCCACAAAGCCGGGAGACAGCGCGGACAGCCTCAGGGATATCCCGAAGCCCTTCCATGATCCCTGTATGCGACGTTCCATGAATGCAGTTGCATTTATCGTCCCTGAATAATCAATATCCGCCCCGAAAATGCACTCCTGGACATTAAATTCGGAAAGCTGAAGGATATTTGCCCCGGTTGCCGGATAACTCTCGCGGTTCGCTTGGATCTGGTTGATGAAATTATTGATCGTCGTCTCATCTTTATAGAGCGAAATTTCGACGTCGTAGACATCAGCGGCGCTCCCCCGGTCTACGCAATACCATGTACCATTAGCGCCCTGAATCCATTGCAGGGCATACACGGTGGCCGGCACATAATTCGGCTGTATTTTCGCGTTAAATGAGGTGATTCCAGTTCCTGCGATAAGCATAATTTACCGTATCTTTAAGCCCGGTGCCGTGAATTTTCCCGCTTGCTGCCACCTTTTCAAAGCATTGAGCACCGCTTGCTCTTGAGCCTTGCCAAATGCCGCCACGGTGCGGCTATCGGCGTTACCGTGAATATGTATGTCTCCCATGTGAAGATGGCTTGTATTGCCCGCCGTGGTGCTCGAAATCATGTTTGCGAGGTTAGGATCGGGGCGAGTAGGGTTATAGACTATCTCCCCCGGCATGAGCATTGCAGGCACACTATCGCGCCCCGGTTCACCGCCTGACACTACACCGCCAGCCGCCATTTTTGCTGAATCAATTTTTGCTACATTTTCCAGCCCCGTTGCGATAGCTAACGCAGCGGCGGCCATACCGAGTCCTGGCCCGATTATAGGTATGGTTGCAAACCCCGCATATACTGATTCCGCTGATTTATACGTATCGATCAGGGCCATTGCAGATGCGGTTACTTTATATGCTCCCGTGAAACTCCTGTTTTTTTCGGCAATTTGCTTTAAATTTCCAGTTGTCGTATTCAACGAAGCTTCTGCGGCCTGTTCTTGGATTTGAAGCCTTTCCGCTGAAAATTCCTTATCGAGATTTATGGTATCCATTCCTGCGTCAATAAGCAATTTCTTTTTTCTATCGTATTCTTTTTGCAGCGCAGCTATTTCTTTTTTTACTTTGTTGCTCTGCCTTGTTTCGGCTGCGGCATCGTATATTTCCTGAGCTTCCTGCATTTTTCTTCCATCATCTTTATCGACTTTTTCCTTATCCTTATGATACTTAGCCTCTATAGCTTTCTTTTTGTCAAGATATACGCTAACCGCGTTAAGCTGCGCCTCGACATTTGATCCGATAATTGCCTGTTCCTGAACCAAATTATCTTCCAAGTCCGCAAGCTCTTTTTGCTCTTCTGTCATTCCTACTTGGGCGGCATCGTGAGCGAGCTTCGTAATCAATTCGAGTTTGTCTTTTGCGGATTTTGATTCCTTGTCTTCACCATCACCCAATCCTATATTTTTTATTGGCGGGCCTGCGACAATTTTCTTTCTTTGTTCTAATAGTTCTTTACCCTTTTCGATAACGGCATTATACCAATTGATATTCCCTTCATTTTCTCGAATCTGTTTTGCGCTTAAAGCTCCATTATAATCCGCCGGACGAAGATTGGAAGCCGCCGCTTTTTGCAATTCCTCATTTTTCGCTACGAGAGCTTTCTTCTGTTTCTCTATATTGTCGATTTGAGCCTTTGTTTGCTCCGCAGTCAGATCTTTGAAGTAATCAGCCTGTTCCTGTGCAGTTTTTGTTTGTATAACCTTCCATTTACCCATTTCATACGAAACAGCGGCTATTCCCGCGCTAATGGCGATAAGAGCAGCACCAACCGGGTCAGAAATAAATGCCAATGTGAGGGCCGTACCAATAGCAGCTATTGCCGTTATTATTCCTGTCTTAGAAGTTACCAGCCAGTTTAACCCTTCTGAAAGCGCATTCATAAAGTCCGAAATCTTATCCTGATTTTCTGTTAACCATTCCGATACTTTTTCAAGTGTCGGTATAAACGCCTTTGAAAATGACATAGAAATATCATCTATGGTACGCCCCATTTTTTCAAGCGGACTCATTGCAGCGTATGCCGCATCGGATTGGCCTTTCAGAAATGCTTCGCCTTGTCTCATGACTTCATTGAATCGGTCATGGGAATTTTTGACCTTATTCATGTTGAAACCATACATCTGAAGCCGCCCGGTTCCGTTTTCAATTGCTTGGCCGAGCAAGCGCGCCGCCGTCTCCGTGCTTCCTGTCACCGCCGCAAGGTTAAGCATGGTCGGCGACATCTTTTTAATCTGGGCTTCCGTCAGGCCGTACATCGCAAGGCGGCGGTATCCCTCTTCAATTTCTCTGGTTCGATATACGCTACTGCGGCTGGACGTTGATGCAAGGCTTTCTAATGCCGATGATTGCTTACCAAGGGCTGCGGTAAGCTGGCCGGAAGATTTTTGCAATGCGGAAAATTCCTCAATTCCTCTTTCGGTAAACTTTTCGAGCTTATCAATAGCGAATATTCCAGCCGCAGCAGTAGCAAGACTTTTAAAAGCATTCGTAATTTCTTGCTGGTCCAGTAACTTAATCTTGACAGGTACTTCAATAGGTCCGGCCATGATTATTTACCCTGCTTTAACAGCGTGAAATGATTTATCCAATAATTCAAGAGACTGACACCACAAAGGAACTTCGCCGATTGTCGCTCGTAATCAGGTGGTGTGGCAAGCCAGTTTTTATATGAGTCAAGTTTTGCTATCATTTCGCAGGTACTCTCCATAACGAACCTGACTGGGCAATTACAAAACTCATCTTCCGGGCCTAACCACGTGGCGGGAGTTTCGACCGGTTTCTCGCAACCGTTAATCTCTTTTATGTACGGTGCCTCCTGACACGTTGAACAGGAGAACGCGATCAGGCCGGCCCGTAGACCCGCCGCTATTTTATCGACAACTCTTCAGGCGAAGAAAGCCCCGAAATGGTTCTTACGAAATTCATTATCTTTACAATAACCCAATCAGGAAATGCCCTGAATAGTTTTTCTTCGCATCCACCATTTGTAGAGGGAATAAATTCTATTTCAGTTCCACTCCCTGAGTCAAAAATGTTATGCCAGCCAAGGATACACCCGCGAATAATAGCAATGTTACCCTCCCCTATTTTCTCGATCTGTTCGGGAGTTGCGCCGCGATATCCGCTTGAATTTCGTTTTATCTGCATCATTTCGGCTTGCGTGAGTGAACGCACCTTGAAAACAGGCCGCAAGGATTCATCCTTGATTTGCATGAACTCTTCCGGCGAATAATTAATACTGCATTCGCTGGAAAAGGGCACGTATCCTAAAAGCGCCTTTCTCGTTTCCTCATCCAAAATCCGCTTAGTCATAACGTCTCCCTTTGGGTTGATTGTTTAACTACCTTTCCGCAAGGCTTAGAAACTCCGTGAACCGATAAGTATTTCGTACATCGTTGCATCAGGGAGCGTACTATCCGTAGCTCCGGCACCAACGTTATTGCGCAACGCCCTATACACACGGGCGGTATTGACATATCCTTCACGCGAGGCCAGTGAAGGGCTGAGAAGTTGCGCGTTTGGCAATTCTATCGTGATATGCGGACTGGTTGGCGCGCTCTTAATGGTTACCTCTCCCGTGATCATGTTGGTAACAACCGAGTCGATATCGTCCATCGTCTTTTTTACATGGTACGGGTTGATGCTCAATTTCGGATCGCGGTCATTGGTCGCATAATAAGCGTTGCCAGTGGCGGTGGATTGGTCAATAAACGGATTAACCGTACCCCCGAAATCAAGGCTGAATTGGCTTATTTCAACCTCTTTGTTACCAGCGACATAAGTAACCGCGAACGCGCTTCCAACCATAGCTCCCGTAAATGCATCTCCCTTAGCCAAAACAGAACCGGCTCCCAATACCGCCACTTTAGCGGCTGTCAACGATCCATCCCCGAAATCGGTTCCGTCCGCTGTATAAAAGCGTATACCTACCAGGTTAAGCGCGGTATTAGCAAGGGCCGCCGTGGCAAAACTTGCGCAATTCACCGTCGGCGCTAATGCACTGGGAATCATCAATCCATACACTGCCGGGACATTGCAAAGGTTATTAAGCAGAACTTCAGGCGGGTTGGTTGCCGAATTGGTAAGCGTTGGAACGCTCGAATAAGGGAGTTCCAAAGTACCGACATAAGCCGCGGAAAACTTACCCGTCAACATATACGGATCGCCTATTTTACCCGTTGCAATTGAACAGCCGTTTCCGCCATGCGCTCCGCAATAACGATAAACTGTCGACGCAGGATTAGCGCCGTTCTCAGGGTTGTAAACCCATATCGTGCCGGTTACTTCATTGGCCCATGTGTGCGGGAGAAATCCATACCCCGTAATAATCGTTCCATTGTAATAAGGGCGAGTAAGATGTCCCATGACACGCATGAGCTTACCCCAAACCGGTAATACAGGTTGGTTCGATGAATCAACCCCAGCCCATGCCAGTTTTTGCGTAATGTCTATTTCAGCCGAGCGCGCCCCGGCAATGGAAATATCGCGTCCTTCGTCACCACTTGCAAAGCGCGAAGACTCATCGTCGAAATCTATCTTTGGCGCATCACTCAATGTTTTGAACCGGCAAGTAAAATCTGCCGATACAATCATGCGCTCTACGCCGGGTGTTAAAATAGTGGGATTGGTAGGGTAGGCATTTACCGTTCCCCCGCCGCTCCCATTGCCGGAAATAGTTACCGTTCCGGTAATGAGGAAACCGGGTCCGCTTGGAGTTGCCGCGAGGCTTGTAGCGGTAATCGTAACCCACTCCGCATCAGGGATGGCTCCGACCGTGAGCGGCGATGTATCGGACCTGAGAACGTACTTTTTACCGATAACGAAAGGCGTGGCGGTCATGTATCCCGTTGACACAAGGGTAAGTGACGTTGCCCCTATAGAGACCGCAGATACCGCGCATTCCTCTACGGCCAAAATAGCTGTTTTGTAGACCTGGTTCAATGCATTGGTAGACATAATGCTACTCCTTTATGGAAAGTTTGTTGGATGTCATGTTTTTTTATGTGAAGCAATGGCGAAAATGTTGTCGTCGATTTTTTGTAATTTCATATCGATCGATTTAAACCTGTCTTCGCCGGTTTTCATTCCCGCTTCTATTCGTATCAAGGTTTCATTGATCGGGCGCAGGTTTTCCCCGCAGATTCGCGCGTGCATATCCTTCGTAAGCACCGTTGCGCCGTTGGTCCCATTAGACTGTTTAAGAAGCTCCTCTATATCTCCCACTGTAGCTGGAGATGATCTTTTGCTTTTTATTGTAACATCTCTCCCGACAATCCATGACCAGCACCATTTACCGGCAAACAAAAGAGCCCCCCCGACGATTACCGCTATACTATGTGTTACCGGATCAATAGCCATATCTTCCCCCCTCAGCTTCCCGCATACTGCGTCGGTGTAACCCTGTCTTGACTGTAAATAACTTTGAAAAATACCCTTAGTTGCGCCGGGCGCTGCGTATCGTTACGGTTCAATGGTTCAATCTGTGATGCAAAGTACATAATATTATCACAGGTCCCGTTCAGGTTTGTATTCATTCCGAATAGCATTTTAAGATCGTCAAGTGCTTCCCTTAGAGTTGAGCGAATATCGAACAAAGGATTGCTACTGAATGTCGCCATTTCTCCTTTGACCAATAGCGTATAAATGACTTCATTTGTATAATCTAAAGAAGCGATTCCAGCCAAGGAATCCTGTGAAGTTTCCTTATCTGCCAGCCCATCGGTAGGATTGATTACGCAACGCGGGAAAGAGCCTATCGTTTCATCCTGTTCGTTTACAATCCCCCAGTCAAAATTGAACCCATCGGCAATAGTCATGCCGCCGACAAGATCGGTAATTGCCGTTTCTATGGTGTTTAAAATCGGGGTCCCACTCATTTAATTGCCGCCTCAATGCCGCGCCTGACAGCCGCTTCCAAATTTTCACGGATAAGTGCTTCGCGCTTTTCAAGGGCTTCGTACAAAAACTTATCAGGTGCCCATGATCCGTGACCCTCATGCACATACTTTCCGTAATCTACCTTTTTTCCAACCCTTTTAGGATCATTTACTACGGCAGTATTTGGATTGAACCCTACCGTTTCAGTAAAACTTTCATTGTCAAATCTCTCTTGTATGGATTCGTTCAATGATCCAGAGCGAGTATTATGCCTATGGACGTGACGCGCCAATGTCTGAATTTCAACGCCTTCCTGTTTCATTGTCTTCCGTAATTCACGCGCTACTGATCCTGGCATATCGTTAAATGCGCCAAGGAGAGGTTTGACATTGAAATTTATGCTCATCATAGCGGCATAACCCTTAAAAAATTAACCTTACCGCTGCTGATGCTCGCGTCTGATTCATCTGCAAGCTTCCGGTTACAATAGTTTCATACCGAAGTTGGCTTTGTACATCGCTAAGTTTCGCGGCATATAATTTGTATTTGATATAGTAAACATCATTTTGAACCCCTTCAGTGACATCGTTCAATCCGATATTATTCTCACACACCATAGCCTGCAATGCCGTAATAAGCCACTGGATAACGAGATAGTGCGGCTGGTTCGTCGCGCCGGCAACGTGGCTAAGGCCATTTAAAACGGTGACATCGATGTTGAATGAGTTTGCAAAAGAAATAAACTTGGCGGCGGTGAGGTCGAAATAATTATTATCAGCGGCGGGATAGGTGCTTAAATACGTTTCGCCTTTTTTGATGATAAGATGATCTTGCAGGTCGTCAAACGTTATCATCCAAGGGTATGGCGTGTAATTCATCGTGCTCACAAAACCCTTCCTTTCTCTGGTTTATAAATAGGGGCGGGCCGATGGAAACCGCGCCCCTATCAGGCGAAGCAGGAAATCTTAGCCCCAGAGAATACCGAGGTCTTGCGGGTTCGTTACACCCACGCCCCATGCAAGCGAAACTTCGATTGCGATTGTACGGCCGTTCTGCCACATAGCGAGCTGGTAGATAAGGCCGGATCGAGGATCGGGAATCGTTGTCAAGTCCATGAGCTGGCCAGCCGGGCTGTTGCCCGTAGCGATCTTCGGCTGACGCGCAATCAGCGTGATAGCGTCGCGGGTGAAAAACAGGTTCGGCTGACCGGCTGTAGAGTTGAAAACTACGACCGTCGAGGCGCTTACCGCAGCCCGGAATCCAGGAGCATTAATCGTTATCGTCCGCGAAGATACGGAAGCCACAACGTAAACATTCGTTGTGTCACCCGTAAAATGGAAGGTATCGCCAGCAAGCACGGATCCACCGTTTCCTGCGGAATTGAGCACGAAGGAAATATCGCCAACGGAGATTGCCCCGGTATTTTCATCACCAGAACTCGTTCCGAAAGTGGATACCGTTGAAATCGTAGTATCGAGACCGACAGCCCAACCCTCAACCGATCCGATGGTTCCGGTCCGCAAAAGCCTATCGGTTCCGGCCTCGTTGGCCTTGAAAAGCACTGACTGATAGCCCTGTATACTGGCTATCGCATTGGTTCCGAGAATCATGTGCCTGTCGCTTCCAGGAGAACCATTTTGATACAGGATTTGATTGGGGGTGGCGAAGCCGGTCAAAACTCCCGCAGTCCCGAAAGGCGCTGTTCCGGGAGTACCGCAACAGCGAGATGCGCCCGAAAGGGCGGCTGTTATGATACTGGATGCCACGGCTTTACGCAAAGCACGGACTTGTTGCGCCATTTGATCGGCATAGTAATCGGCGTAAATACCGGCGACCTGCAACTGGTGAATTTCTTCGCCGTTGTAGACAAATATGCCTGACTGCATATTAGAAATTGACAGAGTTCCGATTCCCGGAGTTTGTCCGTATGTGCTCGGATCAGGTACACCGCTTTGCGGGGTATTTACCAGCGAAGCAGATTTGGCAATCGGATATGTGATAGTCTGGTTGAGCGCGGCCTGCTCAAGGCTCATGTTCTGGCTGACTGCATCGATGACATCGGTTATTTCCTGCTGGACGGTATTCAAGCCCTTGTAAAACGAGGGCATGAGAGCGGTAAGGACGTTGGAAGCCATAATGGTAATGCCTTTCGTGAAGAGTAGTATGAATCGTTAGTAAAAAAACTTAATCCGTACTGCCCTTGCGGTTGACCCGCCACACCCGAAAAGCTTACCGCCCGTATATTTGAACAACCCTTTTAATTCGTACTACCCTTACTTCTATTACGCAACGTTCTCCGCCAACTGTCCGACCTTTGCCATGTACTCGGTTCTTTTCGCAGGAGGAAGATTATCAAACTCCTCCCTCGTTAAAATTTCATTGCCTGTCGTTCCTGTTTTCGCGTTCGGGCTCCCGCCAGTCCCGAGCCTTTGCTTTGTCACAACCATATCGGCGAAATCCTTCTTCAAAAGGTCGATTGCAGAAGGGCTTCCCTTTTCGGCTGTGAGGGGAACGAATTCATCGCCGTTTTGTATCCCGGCAACCCCGTCCTTCATGGCGAATTTTCCCTTTGTCCTAAGCAGGTCCTTTATGATCGGGGCGGCTTTGCCGAATGTTTCCGAAAGTGCTGGGTCGAATATGCCACCAACCTTTTCGATCATCGCATCGTGTTTTTCTTTCGCCGCAGCCGCTTCGGCCAATTCGAGCTTTTTGTTAATCGCGTCCAGCTTCTTCGTCAGAGCGTCAAACTCTGTAGCCGGTTTTAGGCCCTTATCCTTCGTAACCTTTTCGATGAGCCCAGGAAACTGTTCCTCGATGTCCTCATCCGATTTGAAACCGAGCTTCTCCATCTTTTCCCGGAGCGTATTCAACGCAGTTTCGCTTGCCCTTTTGTCCTTCTCGATATCGTTGTACTTTTTGCGCCTGTCTGCGTTTTCATAATTAAGGCGCGCTACTTCCTTTTCCTGATCCTCAATCTCCTGCAAAACATCCGCTGGCAAATTCTTTTTCTGTTCCGCTGTCAAAGCCATGTGATAGTCTCCATGTTGAATGCCCGTGTTGCTCGAATGACCCTTATAACCCCATTACCCTTGCTATCAAACTGCGATTTACGCCGTATGACCCGGAGAAGTATTCGTTTTCATGCCTGTCTTTTTGGTATGTTTCGCGGTTGCTTTCGCGATACCCTTATTGCCCTTGTTCTCTTGCGCCTGATGCTTCTTCGTAAACATGAAAGACTCCTTTTAGAGGTGAATATTTATGCCGATGGAGTTGCCGCCGCCGCTGGTGCCGGAACTCGTGAAATCGTTGGCGTGACTGCCGGGAGGCTTACCTGGGATACGACAGTACAATCTATCTCCTCAATGTCAATAGTTTGCCCATTCAAGCATTTTCCCGCCGCGTGTTGTTCCGCTAATGCTTGCGTGGCATACGTTAAACCTTCACACATCCACTTTTTCGTTACTGTTCCGAGAGCTGCCATTATTCCCTCCTGAGATGTATACCGGGGCAAATAAAAAAGGGCGTCGTTGGTGTTGGCTGCCAACGCGCCCTTGAATATTCTGGTTGATTCGAGGAGCTACCTCAAACCCGCCCCGGTGATGTTTCAAATTCAAATATATATTCCGGCGCAACTCAATGCAATATTATTTTATTCTTCCGGTATCGCTTCCATAAAATCGCCGTCATAACCCTCATCGGCAGTGAAATCAGGGTTCGTTCCTTCCTTCAGGACATACACCGGAAGCAGTAAGCAGCGACAGCGCGGGTGGACCGGTACTTCCGGTACTTGATCCAAGGGCCATACTCCCGGCCCCGCGCCGTTATCTGTCTCTGCCAATTCTGTGCAATCTTCGCAGTTATTCCCTGCACTGGAAAGCTCTATTTCCATCGCCTCGACATCCTCATCATTAACCGCCCTGGTATACTCTCCAAGATTCAGCGCTCGGTTTATTGAGGTCGTAGCAAGCCTGAAGGCATTTGATAGGGCTTTCTTATCGATAGCGTTATCTATCGCCGTATCAAGAGCGGATTCTTTCAGGTTTTCGGCTGCGGTGATGATTTTCGCGTATGCCTTGCCGAGTTTCGACGGCGCATTAGCCTGTATCATTTTCTCTACGTCAGCGCGGGTTGACCTGCAAAGCCTCTGGAAAGCCGCATACTCACTTGTATCACCGCCCATGATCTGCCGTGCCTGGCGCTCTATTTCCAGCATGTACGCGGGTAAGCCCTCTTCGGTGGTGAACTCTGAGAGGCCCTTGGTAAGCTCTACAAGGTTGGTTCCGCCCTCCATGTTTAGTCTGATAGTTTCGGCGACCTGATCTTGCCATTTAAGGGCAGTTATTTTCTGCGAGAGATTGAGCGGAGAATCTGGAAAATACTGATTGAGGAAATAGGATTCGAGGAAAGCATCAGAGCCTAAATCAGCGGCAATGGTTGCGGTTAAATCATCGCTGGAATCGTCAGCCATATTTTGCCGCCTTAACCATGTTTTACAGCCTTAGCCATGTTTTGCCGCCTTGACCATAGCAGCCGGAATAAGCCGCTTCAGGTGTCCGCGTAAATCATGCTCCCTGAAAACATGCGATACGGCCTCTTCAGCCGATTTGCCGGCGCTTAGTTCTTTCCGTATCGCAGCCTTCATCGGAGTAAGTGTCTTGCGCATATCCCCGACGAAATCAGCCTCAAGGCTTTTGGTAAGCGCCTTTTTATGCGCGAAATGCTCTGATTTAGTACGCCGAGTCTTCACCTTTAAGCCTTTGCGCTTTCAATTCCCAAGGGGGAGAAGAAAGGACATGGCCGACATTTTTCCCGTAAATGCACACTGGCGGCGGTCCATCAGGAACTGGCTTCTTCTCCGCCATTACCGTAACCGTACACGTTCGTTCAGTACATAGGCAACGGTATGTCGCTTGATATTGAGTCATTATAGCATTACTCTCCTTAATATGTATATAATTCCCGTTGTTTTTCATAGCTTAGAAAGTTATCGGTATAATCCCCTTACGTCAAGAGATAGACCAGCATCCTCTTCAGCCCTTGCACCGCCGCACGGATTCTTTCAGCCGAAACCTTGCTGTCTTGCTGGACTCGGTGCCAGCCGTCGCCCGGCGCTTCAATCGGAACCTCAAAACTTATCGTTGCGATACCGCGCCTTTTCCATGCCCACGTTTCGTCTTCGTCGTCAGGGTTTCCGTCAAATCGTTTCCATCCGAAATTGAAGCCCTCCCATTTCAGCCCGGCAATCACGTCTTGGATTTTCGGAACACCTTGGATCCCGGAGAGGTAAAAATCCTTGCCCTTGCGGCAAGCTACATCCACGATAACGGCAATATCTCCTGCTTCCATCTTTGGCGGGTTGACCAGTTTCCCCCATTCCTCCCCCTTATTATGCCACATGATTAGCCGGCCTGATTTTTCCAAATTCATGAGGTTTTTATCGTCATAGAGCGCCAGATAGGTAGTCAGCATGCCGACGAAATTATCAAGCAGGCCGCGATGTACGCCGCGTGAAAAGGATAAATTATAGTCCTGAATCACGCGGTCTAAGTGGGAGGAAAGAAGAATTTTCACAGTCAGGCTTTTTTGACTTCGGTCTCCACCGCCTTAACCGCGTCTTCGATCTTGGTCACCGGGGCGGCAAGAACAATCGCCGCTTTCGCTTCGAGCGCTTCGGCCCGTGCCTCTACTGTTTTCCCCCATGCTACAATTGCATCGATCTTTTTAAGGGCAACAGCGGAAGTATCGGTAAAGATTGTGCGAATTTCTTTGGATAGCCACGTATCGACATTTTCAATCTTGACCTTAGCCACGGCCTCTTCCCTTTTGCCCCAGCTGATTGCCTTTTTTGTACCTTCGATTGCCAAATGTCCAATCGTTACCAGACCGACCACTGCAAAAGCCGCCAAAATAATGAGTATCATACTGCCTCCCTGTTGGTGATTGTTGGTTAAATAATGTGGATAATAAATCGTATCCCGCTTGTTATCGCAATGATCAAAAAAATCAATATAAATATTGGAAGTAGTTTTCCGTGACAGGCATCATTTATAATCATTGGCAAATCCTTAAAAAAATTGCCACTTGATTCCCAATACATCCCCTTATATGCTCTTCTCATACTGCCTTCTATTGGTTAATTTGATTGTTCCTGAAATTCCGTTAGCAGTTCCGCCGCGCCGTCCAAACAGTCCACCCGGACACTTATTTCCGTACCCTCCACTTGCTCGGCATACTTCTTGACATTCTCTATCGCTTCTTCAGCACTTTTACCGAGTCCTACGATTGATCCAATATCATTTGACCCGTTTGCTATAGGGATTATCTGCGTTATCCCGTCCTCTATGGCATACTTTTTAAGCTGGACAAACTGTTTGATCTCTTTCGGGAAATAAATATTGCAGATATGCTTTTCAGCCCAATTCGATTCCATCATTAATTCAACGCCATATTGCGCAACGGGCTTACCCGGAACAATTTCACCATTCGCGCCAGCCCACATGACTTCACCAAGGTTCTCAATCATAGCCAAATAGATTGAACCCGGCGGGCAAGGCATACGCGCCGTGAAGTCAGTCATATAGGATTTTTTGCCTGCTATCCGGTTTTCAAGAGAGAAAAATCCCCTATACCCATATCCATTGAACTCCTTGGCAAATTTCGTATTGAAATCGGTAAGCGCTGAAGGTAAATCAGAATATTTTCGCCATTGACCAAGATAAACCTTATCCTTAACTTCAAGGCCGGAAAGCCATTCTGCCGGATATTCACCGTCAACCGTGTATCCATCATAACCCATTTCGCGATCTGTTTCAATCGGTTCCTCGCAGATAAAATCTATGCGCTCCGCAAGGATACCCCGGCAAAACTCAATATCATCCAATTCGGGCTTTACCAGGTCGTAATTTTTACTGTAGAATGTTTCGATCAACCCGCGCCACTCATTGACCTTGACCCATACTTTTTTATTCTTTTGAAGATATTCACGGAGCGCGGTCATGCCATTTATTTTTACCCATTTCGCCACGGGCAAACCGAGTTTAGGCATTTCTTCCCTGAGAATATCCCGGTATATTTCCAACTCTTCGGCTGCGCAGCTACCCCATACTATTTCGCCTTGAGCCTTTAACCATTCACCGAAGGCGCCATAGTACACATCTGGAAAAATCCAAAGGTCTATTTCATCGTATACATCATAAGGATTTTTTACCACGATTAAGCCGTCAATACCTTCACCGATAAGGGTTTTATTCGGCGAAGGGTAAGCATCGACCCATGAGGGAATGCAATAATACATGCGCTTGTATTCGCTCGCAAGCCGGGCGGCAAGCGAAACATAGTTGCCGCTGGTGTCGATAACCATTGCTACTATTTGCTTTGTGTCTTTCACAGTATCACCTTTGTTGTTTTCTTCAATATATATGCCATAAAAGTGTATCATTGCTCCAATACCGAGTGTTATAACCAGCACCAAGGCCGGAATCACTAACCACAACGGTATCGCATACAGATTCTACCAATCCGTATTCTCCGCTTTGCATCCACTGTAATTCTAATACAGACCCCGCCGCAACTTTCAGCGTATCATAATCTTGATGCGCGAATATCGGCGAATAGAACTCCCCATTGACATAAAGATCGATGGCGCTATCAAGGCCGTTTTCGATGATAACGATGTCTTTCTTCGTCGTATCCTGCGCCACGGGTGCGGTAATATAATCGGTTTTCGTGCAAGACGAAAGCAGGAAACCGGCGACGAAACAAGCGAGAACTATTTTTACTGCTTTCATACTACGACTCCTTTTAAATGCGCCAAGCTATCACGGGTTTCCCGACAAGGATCGTGAGACTTAGCCACTTCGGAGTGGTACTCGGCGCTATTTTGATATCGGATTCTGTCGGGAACCATAACTAATATATACTATTCCGGGTCCGAAATAAACAATTATTGCGCCACCGCTGTTTTTTTCAGAGAATATCCGCGTTTTGCTGCTTTATTTACGTTTTTCTTTGCCGGAGCCGGTGCGGGTTCCTTGGAAGGGATCGCATCTTTTTTTGCGTCT